GCTCGATGGTGAGCTGAAGCATGGCAAGCTCTCGGACCAAAAGTACAGCAACAAGGCTGATACTTACGGCCAGATCCTTGCTCTGACTCGCCACGACATCATCAACGATGATCTCAACGCATTCATGGACATCCCTCGTCAAATGGGACGCAGCGGTGCTGAGTCGATCGACGAGCTGTTTTTCACGTTGTTACTCAAGAACACTGCGTTCTTCTCGTCGGCCAACGGAAACTTGCTGACTGGACCTGACACCAAGTTCGGTCCCGAGTCGTTGACCATCGCGAAGACCACCTTCCGCAAACAGAAGGCTGGACCGGGCAACAAAGCCAAGGATCAAAAGCCGATCAACATTCGGCCCGAGTTCTTGGTTGTGCCGGTGGAGATTGAAACCGATGCGGAACTTCTCATGGGTTCGGCACAATTGATGATCGATGCGCAAGGTACGCCGACCAAGATTCCGGTCGACAACCCTCACCGTAATAAGTATCGCGTTATTTCAACGCCGCACTTGTCGGACAGTTACTACCAAGGAGCCAGCGGTTCGGCTTGGTATCTGTTCGCCAATCCGAATGTGCTGCCGGCGTTTGAGATTGTGTTCCTTAACGGTCGACGTACGCCGGTCATCGAGCGCGTCGAAATGCCTCCGAACACCCTCGGCATGGGCTTCCGCTCCTACATCGACTTTGGCGTGAATTCGCAAGACTCTCGCGCTGCTGTGAAGGTGACCGGCGAATAGCCCACGCTTTCGCCTCAACACAACAAACATTCCACCATTCCAAGGACCTCATAACGCATGCAAGCTCAATTCGTTCATGACGGTAAGGCCGTCGATTTCACTCCTACCGCAGATGTTGCCGTTGGATCGATCGTGATCCAAGGCGACTTGGTAGGGATCACCAAGCGCGACATCAAGGCCGGTTCACTCGGCTCCATCGCTGTGGAAGGCGTCTTTGACATTCCCAAAGACCCGGCTCTAGCAATCGAGTTCGAAGCGGGCACCAAGGTTTACGTTGACGAGGATGGCAGCGTCGTCGCTGACGATGTTGGCACCAAGTATCTCGGCAAAGTCGTGAATGACGCTGCCGCCACTGATTCCTTTGTCCGCGTTCGCCTGAGCCAGTGATGAGACACCGTGAGCAACAACGCACAAATCATAAACATTGGAGCAATCCACGTTGCTGACGGTACGACCGTCGACTTCGTACCCGAGGCTGATGTTCCTGCGGGATCGATCGTCGTCGTGGGCAAGCTCGTGGGTATCGCCAAGTTTGGGATTAGTGCGGGCTCACGGGGAAGCATCACAGTTCGTGGCGTTTTCGATGTCGTAAAAGACCCAACCACTAACATTCCTGCTGGAACGATCCTTTACTGGTCGCAGATCAGCTGGCATGTGGTCAAGAACGCATACGCCCATTCGATGATCGGCAAAGCCATTGAGGCCGCGCCGCCAGGCACACTCACTGTCCGTTTACGTTTGAGTCAATAGATGATGGCATCAATCGCAAAAGTAACGATCGATCGAGCTCGCACAACCCAGTCATTACGAATGGCCAATGGTCTCGTTAGCCAATGGCTCTCGGTGGGTGAGTTTCGGAGTTGCTTTTGCGTTGCAAGTCAATCCGTTCTATCGGCGTGGATCATCGAAGGGCGTTTACCCAACGGTGATAACGTTCAACTCGCCAGTTATGCAACCGATTTGTTTGATCCGGCCAATCCACGCTACGTCACCATGAAGGCCATGTGTGGGCTGCCAATTCGATTCGTTGCGGCTACGCCTCAAACGAACTCGCGACTGTGGGTGGTTTTCAAGAGTTAGCGACGACTACCGCTGGCCCGCACCAGGGGCACGAGTTGGGCCTCGGCTCAACAAACGACCCTTGCGTTTGCGGGTCAGCGTTAGTCGTCACCGTTAACAAGGTTAGAAACGAGTTCAACATGATTCATAAACAATTCATCTCAGCCTTTACATTGACGCTGCTCGCATTCGCCGGCTGTGATTCGGGCAACGTCAGTGTTCGCGCGTTGCCAGCTCCTAGTCCCGAGCAACCGCCCGCGAACTTGCCTGTCGAATTGCATCAGCGCAATTGGACGGGTTCGCTTGGCCAAGGGAGTTGTGTCCACGCTTCGCTTGTTAATCACTTGCGTTGGCTGAACAAGATCGAACTTGGGGAACGCTGGCGATCTACCTACGCCGATGGCGAGTGGGACTCAAGGCTTCGTGATCGACTCGATGCAGCTGGAGTTGACTACAGCTACACGCTCAAAGCTGATCCTCGCTTCCTTGATTGGGCCAGCGCAACCAGGCGAGGAGCGATCCTTTGGTGGAAGCCGGCCCACTGTTGCACGTTCGTCGGATGGATCGAACGCGAGGGTAAGCAATACGCGGCGATCCTTGACAACAACTATCCAGGGCGATTCGAACTGACGCCACGAGAACAGTTCATCCGATTGTGGGCTGGCTACGGTGGCTTTGCACTGACTGTTCTAAACGATCCAAGCAGCTCACTACCTTACCGAAGTTATGAGGTTATCCAGTAATCATGATCAACGATACCATTCGCATTCGCCTGAGTTTAGGTCTTATCGTGGTGGCAATTATCCACGCGGTTCTATTGGGTGTTGTATTCACAGCATTGCATCAGCCACTACTTCCGAATCCAACCAATGAAACGTGGACGATTCCAACCTATCGGCCATCTACACCCACGAGTGCAGGCAAGATCGAGAAGCTACAGGAACCACAGTCTGTGAACTTGCAAGCGCAAGGCGAAGTCAAGCAACAGATTCGCATTTGCCCTCAGGACTGTCCCCCAACACGCGTCTATCCTGCACCCGTGGTTGTTCATCCAACGATCGTCCAGCCCAGCGTTGTCGGTCCAAGTGTAGTAACCCCGGTGAGCCCCACACCCAACTTCACAACGCCGGCAACGCCAACGGTGGAAGTTCCGACCGTTCTTAAACCTGCAACTTCGCCGGCATCGCCTCCACCCAAGAAGAGTTACCAGATCGCATTATTCGTTGGCAACGACTCCACAAGCAAGATGCTGCAAGATTGGTTCAGCCAAGATAAACAGCTTATCTCGCTCAAAGAGAGCTGTGAGTTCCAGGTTTACACTGCTGGAAACCCAATCTACAAGACTCGGTATGCCGACATTGTGCCAGTGGAACAGTTTCCTGTGGTTCTTTTCCAAGATGCAACTGGCGGACACGTTCATGCTGCGGGCCGAACCATGATTCCCGGCACGCCTGCAGAGTTGTATTCCGATCTCAAACATGGATACACGCTCTACAAGCAAGCCAAGCAGGCACAAAAGACCGGTGCGGTGAAGACCAAGGGTTACTCTTGGGACGATGCCATCACGCCGACACTGTATCTATCAGCCGAGGATTGTCCCGATGGTTACTGCCCAACGCCGCAACCGGAAAACCGTCGGCCGCTTGATCGAGTTCGCGATTTGTTCGATGGAGCCACCGAGACTCGTAACGCCTTGATGTGGCTCTCGGCTGGCGAGATCGCAACGGTTGCTCTCATTGGAATTGCAGCCGTGTTGCTGATCTTCATTCTCATCAAACGCGGCATTAGCTGAGCGTTGCCTTAACCCAATCCATCTTCCTTGTGAGGTTCAAAACAAACATGTTAATAACCATCGCCATCATTGTGGTCGTTGTCCTGCTGGCAGTCGCTTTGCTTCCCATGAAGAAACGCGAACCAGAGCAACTCAGGCAAGCTTCGCCGGTCGCCTTCCTAACCCCTGAGCCGGCCCAGGCAGTTCGCCAAACGACGCTTCGTCAGCAACAGCTCGATGAAGAGGCCACCGCCGTTGCCTCTGAATACCAACGACGCGCTGACGCAGTTTGGTTGGATGAAGTGCGTGGCAAGGCATCGAAACTGCTCAGTGGGGAACAACAATGATCGGCTGGCTCCTGTTTTTCCTCGTGTCGTTAATACTGGCGTTTGTAGTGGGAACGATTACAGGGTTCTATCTGCGATCAGCAGTCGATCCGGCTCGGGTTGGAACTGCTGCGATTGGCTCAATCACAAGCCTTTTGTTGCGACTTTTCCCAATAAAAAGGGAAGAGTCGTGACAGACATACTTCAAAAAGGCCAGGAGTGGCTCGCGTCGAAACTCACTCAGCACGCATCTCGTCAAGTCGTATATCGCCGGGGTGAACTGGGAGTGACGCTCCAAGCGACCATCGGCAGATCGATGTACGACCAGGACGATGGCGAAGGCATTGTGACTCGTAGCCAAGTTCGCGATTTCCTGATCGATACCTATGCACTACTTTCGTCGATCATCGGAACGCTGCCACGTCGCGGTGACACGATTGTGGAGATTGATGGTGAGCACACCTTCATCTTTGAAGTCATGGCCCTTGGTGGCGATCCACCTTGGCGCTATAGCGACCCATTCCGTTTGAAACTTCGAATTCACACCAAACAAATCGAATCCCATCCGTCATGACGACCGTTTTACAAGTTGCTGATAGTGTTACCGCCCAACTCAATGCCGCTGAATTCGACTTCGAGTTCGTGGCGGAGCGCATGTACGTTCCGAACTTCGATCTTGAGGACATGAAGGAACTCCGAGTCAGCGTTGTGCCTCGCGACGTCGAGTTACTCCCGCATGATCGTGCGCACAACAAGTACCACTGCCGCGTTGATGTTGCGGTGCAAAGGAAGTTCTCCAAGGGAACAAACGAAGAGATCGATCCACTAGTGGATCTGGTGGAAAAGATCGCTGACGAGTTCCGCTTGAAGCGACTTGATTCGTTCCAAGCGGCTCGATGCGTGAAGGCCGAACATGCGGTTCTGTATTCCGCCGAACATTGGGAGCAATTGCGTCAATTTACAAGCCTGTTGACCTTAACATTCGAACTCGCTCGATGATCGATGTAACCGTTCGCTCTCAATTCGATAAGACAAAACTAAAGAAAAAGGTAGAGACTGCCACCTTCACATCGCTTCGTCATGCCGGCGGCGCAATCGGTAAGACTGCTCGTTTCAGCATTCGACGTCGTAAGAAGCCTTCGAAACCAGGAAGCCAACCGCACACGCAAACAGGAATGCTCAAACGAGTAATCCGTTACGAAGTTGCAAACAACAAAACCGAAGTCGCCATTGGTCCTGTGAACGAGATCGCTGGTCGGATTTGGAACTTACACGAATTCGGCGGAACAGCAACCAAACGTCGCAAACTCAAACCACATCGATTCAAAGTTGGCGAGCACGGTCCAATCCGCGTGAAGCATCAGGGGATTAAGACCAGCTTTGCCCGAATCCGACTGCAAACATCAGCCCAAGCGAATCGAGCCACTCGATTGGTTGAAGAAGAGAACGAGCGACGAGGCGACAACAAACCTCGCCACTATCCGAAGCGACCATTCATGAAGCCGGCATTGGATACCAACCGCAGTCGGTTGCCATCGTTCTGGGCTAACTCAGTCAAGTAATCCGTTCGACAAAAGGAATCATCCACAATGCCAGAAGTCAAACTAGGTCTCGAGGCCGTCCTCACCATCGACGGTGCCGAGATCACCAACGTCAAGGACCTGACGGTCAGCTTGGAGAAGGCTGAGGCCGACGCGAGTACTCGGGCCAACAATGGCTGGCGAGCCACGGTGGGAACGCTCAAAGATGCGTCCATCGAGTTCACAGTGCTTAACAAGGAAGGCGACACAGCCTTTGGATTACTGCAAGGTTTGTGGAGCAGTGGCGACCCATGTGATGTTGGCATTAGCGACGCTGGTGGAACACTGAATCTGACCTGTGAAGTGATGACCTTCAACGTCAATCAGAACCTTGAAGAAGTGATCTCCGCAGATGTGACGCTCAAGCCGACTCAGTCGAGTACCGGTAACGGCATGAACGTTGGACCTAGCTTGGCAGGCCCATGATCGTTGTTTCGCTCGGTTGAACAGAAACACTCGTAGCACTCAGGGAGGCATCATGCAGAAGTTTGTAGACCGAGCCGGTCGTATATGGATTGTGGACATCGATAACACAACACTGCGCCGCGTGAAGACACTTACCGGTGTGCAATTACTCGAAGCTATCGACGGCGATTTGGTCACGCGTCTGTCTACCGATCCGCTGCTCCTCGGCGACGTCCTGTTCGCGATCTGCAAGCCACAAGCTGATCAGCAACAGATCACCGACGAAGCGTTTGGTGAAGGTCTTGCTGGCAACTCAATCGACGATGCAACTGGAGCACTCCTCGAGGCGTTGATCAGTTACTTCCCGGAGTCACGACGCCGTCTTCTTCGGAAGGCGGCCGAGAAACAGAAGCTGATCGAAACGCGAGGAATCAGCGCGATCGAGAAGCGACTGGACGATCCGAATCTCGTGGACAAGATCGTCGAAGATCTCGAACGCAAGCTCGGAGTGCCGACATCGAGCAACTCATCGTCCGACTTGCCGGCATCGTCGGAGTCGATCCAGGTCCCCTGACGCTTCGCCAATTGGTGCTGATGGCTGAGGCCAAACGCCAGCATGACTGGAATGTTGCCAGCACGATCATGGCTTTGATGGCCGAGATGAATCGAGATCGCAAGAAACGCCGCAAACCATTCAGACCCGATGACTTCAATCCATATGCCGAGAAACGCCCAGTGATAGCGAAAGGGACTGTTGAACAGGCCGCTGGAATGTTGGGTGCAAGTTACCGTCCAAGGACACAAGAGTCGCCATGTCGCAAGTTAAAGCCGGAGGAGCCTACGTCGAGCTGACAACGAGGAGCTCTCAATTCCTCAAGGGACTCGAAGCTGCGCAGAAGCGGCTGAAGTCATTTGGTGCTTCAACACGCTTGCTCGGAACGAAGCTAACTGGTTTGGGAGTTGCCGCCGCAACTCCAGTGGCTGGAAGCCTCGTAGTCTATACCAGTTTTGACGATACAATTCGCGCTGCGGGTGCAGCAGCCAACGCGACCGGCGAAACTTTCGAATCTCTACGCAATACCGCGAAGCACTTAGGAGCGACCACAAGCTTTTCTGCTACGGAAGTCGCTTCGCTCATGACGGAACTTGGTCGCGCGGGTTTCTCTCCCAAACAGATTGAAGAGATGACACTTGCCGTCATGAATCTAGCAAGGGCGACTGGTACCGATGCCACGCTCAGTTCTGGCATCATGGCAGCGACCATTCGACAGTTTTCCATGGAAGCCAGCGATGCCGTTCGCGTTGCCGACGGTCTGACGGCAGCAGCCAACAAGTCTTTCAACTCGGTGGAATCACTTGGTGAAGCGTTGTCTTATGCGGGGCCAGTGGCTTCCGATGCCAATATGAGCCTTGAGGAAACGCTCGCGATTCTTGGCACCCTTGGTAACCTCGGGATTCAAGGTAGCGAAGCCGGTACCGCTCTCCGTCGTCTGCTAACGCTCAGCGCTGCCGAATCAGAAAAATTCATGAAGGTCTTCGGTGTCGCGACTAAAGATGCACAAGGCAACGCACGCAACCTTGTGGATGTGCTTGGTGAAGTCTCTGCGGCCACTGCCAACATGGGAACAGGTGATCGGGCTGAAGCATTCAACGAAGTCTTCGGATTGCTCGGTATCACTAGTGCATCCGCCATTGGAAAGACGGTGACCGATACACGTCAATTGCTCGCCGAGTTGCAGAACTCCGGTGGAATAGCTGCCAAGACTGCAGCAGACATGGAAGCAGGCATCGGCGGTGCTTTTCGGATCCTGAAAAGCTCTGTCGAAGGTGTCGCGATCGCGATCGGCGAAGCACTCGACACATCGGTTAGCTCGATGATGAAGTCGATCTCGCGTGCACTATCAGGGCTCACAGAATGGATTGGCAAGAACAAGGAGATCGTCAAAAAGGTCGCATTGATTGTCGCTGGCGTCGTTGGAGTCGGCGCTGCTTTCATCGGAATCGGAAGCGCTGCTGGCGTGGCGGCGTTTGCTGTCGGTGGGCTGGCATCCATGTTTTCGCTGGTGGGAACCGCGATCGGTGTCCTGGTGACCATGATCGGTGCACTGTTCACACCCATTGGCCTAGTGGTCGCTGCGGTTGCAGCGCTGGGTGCGTACTTCATCTACTCGTCCGGCATTGCGGGCCAAGCGATCGAGTACTTGAAAGGCGTCTTTGAAACACTCAAGGCCGACACAATCAAAGCATTCGGTGCCATCGCCAATGCACTGGCTGCCGGCGACATCACGGCAGCTGCAAATGTGTTGTGGGGTTATCTCAAGCTGCAATGGATCAAAGGTACCACCTATCTCAAAGGCGTGTGGGCTGATTTCACTAACTACATTTCCGATGTATGGGGCGATTCTGCCTATGCCATCGGGGATGTTTTGATCAGTGCCCTGTCGGGACTTGCTAGCGTTTGGAACGCGACGCTTGGCTTCATGGCCGATGGCTGGACGATTTTGACGACCTCCGTGCAGAAGGGCTGGAACTACACGATTGGATTCCTCAAGAAGGGATTCATTCGACTGCGAGAGCTTGTAGACATCGCTGGAGATGTCTCGGTGCAAATCGGCGGAGTGCTCATCAATGCACTCGCGGGTGTCGAAACCGCCTGGGTTGAGACCATCGACTATCTCGCTGACACCTGGTCGGTGTTCGTTGCTCAAGTCAAGTCGATGTGGAACTCGACTGTTGGCTTTCTGCGTAAGGCCTGGATCAAACTCAAGTCCCTATTCGACGATGACGTAAACGTCGAAGTCGAAATGGCCAAGATCGACAAGGAAATCAAAACAGCCGACGAAACCGAGCAAGCTAAGAAGCAGCAAGCCATTGCCGATCGCATGAAGCGGCGTGATGCTCGCAAACAGCAAATCGAATCCAATCGTGTGCAAATGCAGGTAGGAATCAAGCAGCAGCTTGAGGAACGTCGCAAGGCGCGAGCGGGTCGCGACATTGATGCTGAGATGGCTGTCATTGATCAAGAGACGGAGGCAAAGAACAAAACGGTTGATACCTCGAAGGAGGAGCAGTTCAAAGAGAACGAAGTAGCTGGCCTTGCTCGCCAAAAGACGATTGACGACACAACAGTTGGTGTCCAGAAGACTCTCGATCAAATGCGTGAAGAGGCTCGCATTGCCCGCGAAGCTGGTCGCCAATCGCCCGAGGATCGCACCAAAGAACGCGATGAGCAAGTTGCTGCAGCACAAGCCGAATTCGACACTGCCGTTGAAACGGCCAATAACATCAAGGTGGAAGAACCGAAGAAGGCCGATCCAGCTGCAAATGCTCCCAAGCCTCCAACGATGACTAAGCCAGGCGACTTGAAGGTTCCGAAGGTCGACGTCGACGGCATCAAAGATCCAAAGCTGAAACCGCCAAAGAAGAAGGACCTCAAACTGGGTCTTGATCGCTCGGCCAAAGATTCGATGGACCAGTTCTCCAAAGGACCAAAGGACAACGCGGAGAAAACCGAAGCGGCCGGCAACTTTGAGAGTCGTGGGCTAGGCCTCGGTAGTGGTGCGTCGCTCATTCCTACGATGGAACCGCTAGATCAACCTGATGCTGCCAACGCTGGTGACGTTGTCGATGCAAAGGAT